CACATACTCGCTGTTAGTTACGAGGTTCTCTGAAATAGGTGATAACTCTTGAAGAGGTTGTCGCGACAGCTGTTGCTGCAGTTCCTGCTGGATTTTGGAATTGATCAAACCAGAAGATGTGAAATACTCTTCCATCAGTTGCTGTAGAAGACTCTCCTGGGAGGTAACGCGCTTGTCGTCGTAAGGGGATCCACATTTTGAGGGTGACGAAGGAGGTTCCATATTGTCTGTTGTAGTTTGATGTAGGGGCGGAACTGGTGGTGAGGACATATCGCTTGTGTCTTAAAATTGTGTAATCATCGCTGTTGATTGGACAACAATGAAATTCCAGTCCGGTCCTGTTTACTGAGAAGTCCATCGATCGTGCATCCGTGTTGTTCCTGAAAAAATTTGTCGCTTCTACAGTGTCATTGGTAGTCTGTTTAGGGCTGACAACTGCAACGTTGAAGTACGTTGGAAGATTGGAAAAATTGCGAACTTCCATGCAGATCTTGAACCCGGTAATTTTTGCATGCTGACGTAAGCGGTCATTGATTCTTGGGCCTTGTGCCAGTTGCGTTAAATCCAACTGGTACAGTGTTCTTGTCGAACGGTTAACGGCGGTTTCAAGATTGATTTGAGATGTCTTACTGGTTGAAGCACTGTTAGGCATCCCTATCATCCGCGGGCTGAAGCGTGCCTTCTTACGGGCGCCAACTCGTGAATAACGACGTCCATTGTACGTGCTCCTCTTACGGCCCCTACGGTAGAAACGCCATGCCCTACCAATTGTACGCGCTGCTGCCCACGCCGACCGTGCCATGATTGACGGGTTTGCTCGAGCCCAGTTGCGCGAGGCTGCTGCACGGAGTGCCAGGCGACCCAAAGCCGGATTGTAAGTCGTCAACATTGTGATTGTGAGCAGGTATATTATTACCCTGCTCACTTCTTACACATGGCACAATCTTGTTCTTGGTGCTTTACGATCCCGAACTATACCGATGGTGTCCTGCAGCGTTTGCGAGCGCTATCTGGGTCAGGTAGCGTCGCGTACCTTGTATTTGGACGAGAAGTCGCTCCTACCACAGGAACTCCCCATCTACAGGGCTATGTGCGATTCCACACACGAAAACGATTCGCCTGTGTGCAACGCCTGTTGCCACAGTGTCATCTTACAAGTGCAAGAGGCTCTCCGCAACAAAACAGAGAATACTGTTGCAAAGATGGCGATTTTGAAGAATTCGGTGTTGCTCCGGTGCCTCAACAAGGGAGACGTACCGACTTCGATCGCTACGTGGAGTGGGTACAAGAGTTGCCCGGACAGCCCACCGAGCGAGAGCTCATCCTACACAACCCATCACTCTATGGACGATATGCACGAAGCCTTCGAGCTATTTCTCGAGAGCTGTGCCCCCGACCTCAATTACGTGATGGAGAACTACGTCCCTGGCAAGCAGATCTCTATACCCGCCTACAGGGGGAAGCGAATGATCGCACCGTCGAGTTCATCGTCGACCGCGACGGAGGACTCGGTAAGTCTTGGTTCTGTGGATATGTCTTCTCTCAGCTGTCCGAGTGTCAGCTACTCGGACCTGGAAAGCGTGATGACCTCGCTCACGCTGTAGACGAACGTTCCCGCATTTTCTTGTTTAATGTCCCAAGGGGACAAATGGAGTACCTCAACTACGGACTATTAGAGATGTTGAAGGACAGGATGGTCCTGTCCCCTAAGTATGACTCGCAGATGAAGATATTGCGACATACGCCCCATGTCATTGTTTTCTCGAACGAGGACCCGGATGACACAAAGATGACGGAAGACCGTTATGATATTACACAGCTTAGGGCAGATGCGTAGGGGTTGGCTTGCCCAACCCCGGAGCAGTAGGTGAACTGAATGATTAGGGAAAGAGATTTTTTTTTTAAATATAATAACAAACCCACCCACCCGTTAAGGGGGGGGGGGCTGGGGGGGGGTGGGGAAGGGCCCCCCCAGTAGACACCCCCCAACTAAGGACCATCGGTTGCTGGTATAGCCACATACTCGCTGTTAGTTACGAGGTTCTCTGAAATAGGTGATAACTCTTGAAGAGGTTGTCGCGACAGCTGTTGCTGCAGTTCCTGCTGGATTTTGGAATTGATCAAACCAGAAGATGTG